CAACGGATCACGGAGAACGTAATCCGTTTGTAGTCGCTTTAGGTCGCGGATTAGTGAGGCGTGAGGGTTTTTTGAAATGGCCATGATTTCGTCCATTAAACCCATGACGGCTTTTTGGTGGAGAACCATCGCGCGAGTTTCCTCTGATAGTTCGCCTTGGTTGAATGCTACGCCTTCGCTCATTTTGTCGCGCTCCATGGTCCCCAGCCGTAGCCGTATCGATCTATTCCGTAGTTGTAAATTTCTAATCCGGCGCGAAGGTTAATGTCTGCCTGTAACAAGTCTTTTTTATGTTCAATGATTCCGCGCTCAATAAGCCATGGAGTCCAAAAGCCGTTTATCTGCATTAGACCGCGCGATCCACCGTTCGGATCTTGTTTATTTATTGCGTTCGGAATGCACCTTGACTCTCGATAAATGATCGATTCCAGGACGGTCCTTTGGTCAAGCGGCCAACCGATATTTACGGCAAGCGCTGAAAATTGTTCGCAAGCCGAAGCGTAAGGATCGATAAATAAAGTCGAGCTGGTCGTTGTAGTTGGCTCGATCAAATACGGCTCGGCGGAAATAGTTGTTTGTGTAACTTGTGGAACGTTTGATTCGGGCATAACGGATACACCGAAAAGCGCAAGAACGAACGTTCCGATTAGTAGGAATGGGTTAGTCATTTTTTCTCCAATGGATAAGGGACTCCCCAAGATGAGGAAGCCGTACGGAATGCGATTTGTCCCATGAGGTAATCGCCCGAGTCGGAGTCGGTAAATATTTGGACCAGTATCTCTTGCCCGTTTTCCATCGATCCGATGTAAACGGAGTAATTAACAATTTGAGGTACGGTCATATCTAAAAGCCCTTCGTCGGTAAATTCGACCTTAGTCAAGGCGTGTTTAGTTTTGGGGGATTTCTCCGAAAACCTTTAAAAATGCGGCTTTAACCCAAATAACCGAATCGGCCGCTTGCGGGGTTATCTCGATATGAAACCAGTCTCCGCCGGGCGCGCCCGTGATCGTGTGCTTTGTGTATTTCTGCCACGTCTGGCGATCACACCTCCAGCCGGCGCCGTGAGGCTTTGGAAAATAATCGAGGACGGCTTGAACGCCGAGTTCGTTTGCGTGTTCCAAAACTTTATTTATAAACGCGAGCGCATTTTTACGATTCGCGTTCGGATTCTTTTCCGTTTTGCGATAAGAAAGATCGACCGCTCGGCCTGTCGCATGAACGCTTAACGTTCCCGGTTTCCCTTTAGCGTCTCTTTGGCCGTATGAACCATTATTAAAAAACACGCCGTTCGAATGAGCGATCGCGAGTTTGATCCATGCGTCCATGCCGGCGCGCGGTTTAGGTGAAGGACCGTCGGCGTTACCGATGTAGTCCCGAGCGTTCGGAACGCCTTGTTTAGCCTTGGCTATTGTCACGGCCGAACGATGGGTCTTTAGGGTTTAACCAACGCAAGATAGGCGGAATGATCGCGGCGACGCCTGCATTAACTAGAACTTTTGGATCGGTAATTCCCGACATATATAGCGCGGCTACGGCTCCGACGAAAGATCGCAAATAGGACGCGATCATCGCTTTGTCTTTTGGTTTCATTTGTGGTCCTCCAAGTGTCCGTCGATTTTTGTTTCGATTCGGTTTAGTGAGTCTCTGACGATCCCGTGATCGGATCGGTTTTCTTTAATGATTTTATTGAGCAATATCCCGACCAGACCGAAGCCCCCACCGATAAGAGAAACCAACACGCCAGAATCCATGTCATTACGGAATCGGAACCGAAGGCGCTACGAATTCGCCGTATTCACCTAATGAAGCGTCGAACGTGTATCCAATGCCGGCATAGCAACCGCGGAACGACCCGTTGTATGACGTTTGTAGCCATGTGCCGTGTAAATGCAAAGTATTAGCAATGAAAGCACGTCCGGCAGCGTCGGTATCGGGAAACTGTAAAGTAGGTTCACCGCAAACGTCGTTACTAATTCCAATAACTCTTACTACGGTATTTGTGTTGTCAATTTCTGCAAACGACGCCATTAGATGCCCCACTTGATAGTGCCGCTGTCATTGAATGTGAACACATAATTTGTTGCTGTAACTGTTGCAATTGCGCCAGTCAAAGTCGTTGGGAAAGCGTTGCCCTTTGGTTGAGTGATAATTACTACACCTTTACCACCAGCGCCACCAGCACCAGAACCGTTTTCCGCGCCACCGCCGCCACCAGAACCAGTATTAACTGTTCCAGCATTACCTACTCCAATAGTCGCCCCTGCACCGCCACCACCAGCACCACCAGCGCCAGCAGAAGCACTTAATGAAGCACCGCCACCGCCACCGCCAGCACGTGTTACTGATGTCCCTGTAATTGAAGACGCTACGCCGTCACCACCTAAACCTGCTGTTGCTTGTGCTGAACCGTTTGTCCCTGCAACTGAAGCACCACCGCCACCACCCGCGCGGAAAGGCGAACTTGTCGTACCTGTGCCACCTGCGCGGCCTTGGTTTGCTGTGCCTGTTCCACCTGCGCTATTTAGGTTGTTTCCGCCACCGCCTGAACCACCGTTACCCGCAGCCAAAGTACCTGCACCGCGCCCGCCACCTGTGCTTGTAATCGTTGTTAACCCGGTACCAGCAATTGAACTATCGCTACCAGCCGATGAACTTGCACCGCCCGCACCGACCGTAACCGTGTAAGTTACACCGCTCGTAATGCTCATAGGTGTTTCGGCTGAAGCGCCACCGCCTGATGACTCGCCAGTTACCGAAGATCGATAACCGCCTGCACCGCCACCGCCAGCCATGTTGATAGAGCTACTGCCGTTACCGCCACCTGCGCCACCAGCAATAACTACATATTGAACAGTTTGCGGGATACCCGCACCACCTAAGTTAAAAAAAGTAAATGTTGACGCCGACAAACAAAGCAAATAGCCGCCCCCGTATTGCGCCAAAGCAAGTGAACCCGATGTGTTAATTGTTACGCCAGCGCCAGCTGTGATCGTGCAAGTGCCTGCGCCTTTGTTGGCGACCTGAATAACGTCGCCGACCGTAAAGATGCTGTTGTTGACGGTGATCGTTGTTGCGCCTGCAGCGTTCATCATTGTGCGCTTGTAAGCGTCATTAGCGTCTAAGACATAGGACGCGGTTTTGTCCGAAATTGGCAAATTTTGGATGTCATTAAGTTGCTGCGCGGTCAGCACAGCCCCACTCACGAACGGGTATGGCGTGGTCATAGTGCTCCTATCCTAAAACATTCTCTGCGTCAAGTGTGCCATACAACGCGTCATTCAATATGAACTCGTACACAATCGTGGTCGGCGCGGTGCTGTAAAGGACGCTGTGGCCTGTGCTGAAATCCAGCCGATGCTCAATGCCCTCAATTGACAGCTCTTGAGCCAACTGGGTTGTGCCAGTACCGCTAGCAAACGTCTTTTCCACGCTGATCGTGTCGCCAATATCTATCGTTGCCAGGGTGTCTTTTTGGGCTGTGGTAAGCATCAGATATTTGGTTGCCACGGACGTGTAGCGCGGTTCGGGCTCTGGGTTTAACAGGTAGTCGGCAGCGTCATCAATGCTTGTTTGCTCATGTAGCAGGCTGTTTGTAATGCTTGTTGTCTGAATAAAATAGGTTGCGATAGACCCTGCATCAATAGCGGTAGCGGTTTTGCCGTCTAACCCTGTTACGACCGCGCGGTTAATAACCGAGTCAGCCTCAAAACTGATGCCCACTCCGTCATACTTAAAGTTTGTTCCGTCATCATGGAACGCGGCGACAGGCGCGCTTAACGTGTTCCCAATGCGGTTTTGGAAAGTGAACACGCCAGCTCTTGACATAAACACACGCCCAAACTCGGCGGTCTCGTTTATTTGGGTGATGTATTGCAATACGTTTGTTCCTGCCGGCACGGTGTAGTCGCTGTCGTGGCCTAGGTTGACGGTGCCTGTGGCGATGCTTCGAGCGCCTGCTGGGAAGTCAACCTCTGGTAGGTCTAGGACGGTTTCTATACGTTCGCCTGATGTCTCTGGGGTGACGTTCAGTTCGTCTAGAAATGTTTGTGCAAGTAGGTAGAACTGGTCAGCGCAATACACGGTCACGGTGTCTAAACCGCCGAGCGCGAAGTTGTAGTCATAGTTGATGACATAACCGCTAAACAATGATTCGGGCACATTGGTTGAGCTGTAACGGATTAGTCGTACTTCGCGCAATGGGGCAAGCCCTGGCTTGGCTTGTGGAGTGTCCCAAAATGGGCTGTTTTGATCAAACGGATTAAACACCCCTGTCACGTCTTGGATGGTAAATGTCATAGTGCCAGCGCTGAACTGATCGCCCACGTCACGGCGACCGCGCCGCACGTTAACGCTGACCGTCGAGTCCATCACATTGGCAAACTCTGTTGTACCGTCCAGCACATACTTGGTGTTGTTTAGTACGCCCTTAAGCGGGTCGTCTAAGACGAACGCGTCAACCTGAAACCCTGTGGCGATTTGTAGGTCATAGTTGCCTGAATCAACAACCGATACGCCTGGCATTACGCCACCTGTAATTGCAACGGACCAGCGGAACGCGAATAGGCGCGCAAGGCGTTAACAACACTTTCACCGATCTCGGCGCTAGTAGCAAGTCCGCCTGTGACGTTAATGGTTATTCCGCCACCAGTTTGCAAACGGTCTAAAGGCACTACGGCTTCTGGGCCTGCTTCGCCAATTAGCGCAAGAGTAGGGGAACTTACAATGCCACCTTCGGCCATTCGAGGAATGCTTGCGCGACCTGGTGCTGGGCGTGTTGGCTCGGTACCGGCAGGAATCAGGTTTGACAGATTTGGTAATCCTTCAAGAATGTTTGCCACGTTGCCAACGATTGGCATGGCTAGTCCGCCAAGAATTCGTGCTGCAAGACCGCCAATACTGTTAATCGCGCTCATGGCATCCACAAGTTTGTTGAACGCAACAGCTAAACCGATCACCGCGGCGGTTGCCAAAATAAAAGGGTTAGTTGCCAAAGCAATGTTTAACGCGACAACCGCAGCTGCAATTGCTCCAATCGTGATTGCTATTCGAGTGAACACTTGTGGGTTGTTTTGTGCCCAATCCGCAAACTTTTGCATGTAAGGAATGACCTCTTCAAGCACAGGCAAAAACGCGGCGCCTATTCCTTCTTTGGTTTCGGCAATTGAGTTTTTAAAGATTGCCATTTTTCCTGCAGCGGTTTCAGCGTTCTTTGCTACCGCGCCGCCAAAGGTTCCACCGAGCACGTCCATGACTTGCTCAAGGGTTGCACCCTCTTTAATCATTGTTGCCATTTCTGGGCTCAAAGATCGGAGCGCCTTAAAATTGTTTTGGTACGCTTTTGCCAATGCGTCGGCCACCGTGGTGCTGTCCATTTGTAGCGCTGTGCTGATGTCCATGACAAGGTTCATGTCTTTCATGGCCATGTCAACGTCTTTGGTGCCGCGCACAAGTGCTTCAAGTGACTTGCGATATTCGGTATCAGCAATGCCAGACGCTCGAGACATTGCGCTGATCTGTTCTTCAATCTGTGCGGTCTGTGCGGCGCCTGCGCCAGTTACATTTTGCAAAGTAAGCGCTAAAGCAGCCTGCTCTTGCTGGTCTTCCATTGCTGCACGTGTCGCATCACCAAGTGCAACGGCCAAACCGCCAAGCGCGGCAGCTGCCGGCACCGCTGCTTTCTTAATAGCGAATTGCGCTTTATCCGACGTTTTTTCTAGTTGGCGAAATTGGGCGATGGCCTTCTTGACGCCCGTGTCCGTGAACTCTGAAATTATCGGGATATTGATTGCCATTACGCGGTCTCTCTGTTTGCTTCATCCATGACGCGCTTGACCAATTGCTCCATCTCGGACATGACATCAGTTTGGCGTTGCTCGTATGCTTTCCACATTACTCGCGAACGACTGCCATAGCGTGCAGTTAGCGCGCGACCCAATGAGCCAGCCATGGACGTGTCAAACATTGTGCCGGTAGCACCCTTCCATTGAATGCTGAATGTGCCAACATTTGTAGTGTTTCCTTGGTATTCCTTGACTGCTCGAGTATTGATCTTGGCTGCAATCTTTTGTTTCATACCAGGTATCCACGGCAACAGCTGAAACCCTGACCGTGTTTTCCAATTGCGCGACATACCAGATAATGGGAAGCTACTAGGCACAAGAGCATTAGCATCGTCAATTACGGGTTTAACAATGCGCTTGTAATCCTTAGTAATTTCACGGCGCAAAGATTTGTCAATCTTGTTAAGCGTCTTTAAAGCATCTTTAAGCCCGACGACCTCAATCTTTGCCGATACTCCTGCCACGTCATCTCCGTTTTTTGTTTGCCTCGTTAAGCACTTTAATGACAGTTGCCAAGTCCCGTGAGTCAAACGCAATGTCGCTAGGCCACCAACCGACCGCGACTAACACTTCTGCTAGCTGGCGGCGGTAGGTGCCGCGTGCGTAGGGTTTGGATCGGTCTCATCCAATACGTGACTAATTTCCATTTCTGGATTTTGTTTAAGCCATTCGCTCCAGGTATCTGGTAATTGTTCCCCCCGCATTTTTAGGATGTAATACATCCAAGCGACCACGTCACCAGTTTTGTAGTCATTTGCCAAATTGCCAACGCGACCACGATCGTGTTTTTCCCATTCGGTGATAACAAACAGGTTTGTGTAGTAATACTCAATTGCGCTGTCGGGCGTGCGCTTTATTTGCAATTTAATTTTCATGTGTCTCCTATGTCGGCTTGGAGCCGTTGATTATGCGGTGGTATCTACGCTGTACACGCCACCCTGAAACTCGATATCCCATTGCGACAACTCGCCCAAGGACGCATTAATTACAGGAATTGATGCTAGGTAAGTGTCGGTCAAAATAAAGCCAGGGTTGGTTGCGCCGTCTGCAGCGCTAGTTGGGTTTACTTTGACGGTGCACTTAGTGCCCAACAATGGCGACAATGTCGCATAAGTTTGGCTTGCTGCATATGATGCAAATACCGTTAAGGTCAAGCTGTTTGAGAACAAGCCCGCCGTCATGGTGCGGGATGTCTGGCCAAAACTCGTATCTTCCAGAGCCTCGGCCGTGACAGTCAGCGTTGCCGAAACCACATCGTCGGTAATATCCACAATGGAACCGATTGCGGCGCCGACTTTAACGGTTGGGTTTGAGAGGTAAGTTGATGCTGGCATGTTTGCTCCTTAAGTTCTGTTCTGATAGTAGATGATTTGTATTCGGTAGTTGTGGATTATGCGGTCTGGGCTTGGATAGCGCAATCAAGGTCGTAGCACGGGTACAACGCGCCACCAATCTCTAGGCTTGACGGACGGCCTGCCATGACAATGATTGACGAGCCAAGCACGCTTGCCACGATGCTCAAGATCGAGCGGAGCACCGGCAGACCTGCAGGCCCAGAACCAATTACCTTGATCGGGAATTCTAGTCTCACAATGTTGCCGTTGCCAGCAAACGTGGTGAAGTTTGGCGCGTCAAGATACACACAATTAGGCACAAGTTTTGTTGGGTCGTTTACAACACGCAGACCAGAGACCGCGGTTAGCGTTGCGGTGACGTCATCAATTGCTTCGTTGAACAGGTCGGTGTACGACATCAGGCAACCGCTGGACGTGGGATGCCAAGCAGCTGCTTAACAATCGGGGTCAGGCTTTGCTGTGGTGCCGAGCCCATGCCGTCAAACGTGGCGTAGGTTGCCTCTATTGAGCCCCTAGAGCGCCACAGAGCGGCGCAATACATCAAAGTGCCCAATGTTGCGTCACCGCCAGGAGAGGTCGTTAGGGAGTCGATATAGCCCGATTCTTGACGCCTGCGATATGCGAACTGATTACCAGCTGACACCGACTGCGTAAGCAACGTGTAATCGTCTGACGGGTTCGTAATAGTAATGCCAAGGTAAGACATGACTTGCGCGGCAGTCACCCACGTGCAAACAGGGTCATACGAGACGGTGCCAGACGCGGCGGTGCGCTCAACATCATCGGCAGTCTTTGCAAATAGCACTTGATCAGCAATAGGCAACTGATA